GCTCTTTTTGAGGTAGAGCAAAACCTTGAATTTTTCTACTTTCATACGCTTATAACTTTAGTTGCAAAATTACCTGTTTTATAAGCGTTCTTCGGTATGTAAAACAATGACAATCAGTGTAATATATCGGCGTTTTTAATTATCCGATTTGCTTCGCGTTACCTCGTTCCCTTTCGGTAACTGACCGGCTAACGGTTTGGTAACTGAACATCTTCAATAATCTCCACTTTCCTGCTTTTTCCACAAGTGGAAGAATATAGAGAAATGATTAGTTTCCAATGGATTACGTTATCCTTTCTTCTTGTTTCCAGTGCTCTGTTTGCCTATCTTATTCCACATAGCCCGACATACATTCGCTACCACTGTTGTTTTAGCAAATGACGTACCTATCGAAACGTTGTCTAAGATGCTAGGGCATACAAAGGTTTCAGTCACACAAGTTTATGCAAAAATTCTAAATAGTTCAGTAGAAAAACATGCGGAAAAATTAAACAGTATTATATAAATCCATCCGTTGTGCTTATGAGTTATCGCTTTTAGTTCATAGGCACAACGATATCACCCTTGCCAACACGACAAGAGGTATCAGCCTGTATATCCACCTCTCTATACGTTCCATCGCATCACAGCAAGTAAACGACAAAAATACCAGTGAGGCACATCATCAGCCTGTTCAAGCAATATGCTCAACTTATCTTCTTCCATATATAAACATAAAAAAAGCGGTAAAACCGTTGGGAATTACCGCTTTGATTTATTTTCAATTGATATGCCTAGAATACACTCTTATCAAATTGTAGCCAGAAAAGATGTCAAACTTTCCATATCATCAAATTCTTTTATTTTGGTATCATCAGTCTTTCTAACTCTTTTTTTCTTCCTACTTTCAGAAACAACAGATAGCATATTCTGCACAACACCACTGGCATTGCGTAATTGAATAATATGTTTCTCAACTAAAATACATAGTTCATCAGCGAATGATCTCGAAATAAAAGAAACATCGCTTAAATCAATTATAGAACCACTATGCTCTGCTATTTTTTCTCGTAAAATTTCAGCATTAGAACGTGAGCGTATTTCAGATCCTAGTAGATCATGAAGCTTAATTATTTCTTTCATAATACCTCCTATTTTATATACTTCGTATAATCAAATTCTTCACTAACTGTCAATGGTATTCTCATAAGTATAATCGTACCATTCCAATTAATAGTTTCAGGCAATTTTACATAATCACTTCCGCCAGATGCATCATGCCTATGGAATGCCCCTCCTGACAACATAAAGAATGCCCCTCCAAGACCTTCCACAATCATACTTTTAGTAGATGATATACCAAACCCTCTACTTTCAGCATCAGGAAGGTCTTTAGTCGAATATCCTTCATTTGCATATTTCAATGCTTCAGCTTCATTGTCACCTATCTTATCAAGCATCTTTTGTGACTTGACATAACTTCCATAAATTGTTATTCCATCATCAGCTATGCATATATCCAAACAATTCTCACGTTTCAGATATTGCGTATATATATAACCATAATCACTATCAGAATGTTGATTTATATTGCAAATTAATTCACTAATCAAATACGAAAGTGGAGTTTTAAGTTTTAAATCTAAATTTTTCTGTTTTTCAATAACTCCTTGAATAATGGTCTGCATTGAATCTATATTCTTATTCAATCGACTAAAGCGACATATAGGGATATAACTTTTCCCTAAATATTCTTTCAACGCACTATTTAGGTCCATGTCATCTTTTATTGTCAGCATATCAAAGAACTTAACACATTCTAAATAGTTTCTCATATATCCAACCACATTTTTACACTGTACGTTCTTACATTTGCTTTTATATATGGCAAATGGGAACAAAAAGAATGGATGAAAAAAAGAGGTATTTGAAAAATCCCAAACAGGAACATCATTATCCCTTATTTGTTCATTCGCAAAAATGACAGAAAATAAATGATTGAAAACACTACCTATTCGTTCATCTCTATCCGCATTTGGAATATTAATTACTTTATTCATAGTACAAGAAAATAATACCAATATTTACAGAAGGCTCTCTAATTACGATGTCCCTGTAAATTCCTTATTATAGTGAAAGGTGATGCTGTTGTACATACCAGCACTCCTATATGGTGCAAATATAGGTAATTATATCAATATGACAATATCAAAGATAGCTATTAACACTTTTAATTTAGCGGTAATTCCAACAAGTCAAAGAACGCTTCTGTTCGATTATTATTTTTCCAGTCCTTTTCTGCAATGTTCACATAAGAACTTTTTGGCTACAGGAAACATCTTTTGACCGACATATCCACTGAGATATTGCGCTTCCTCTCCATAAGGATCAATCCCGAAAGCCTTGGAGATATGCCGGCACAAATGACCTTTTTCGTGGTCCCACGAATTTTGAAACTCTTCGGGGGTAGAGGTTAGTGAGATAACCATTACTGTCTCTCTTCTCCTGTAGTCCGAATAGGTTAGACCGGTATTCATTCTGCCTTCGGTCAGATTGCGATACGCACGCTTGAGGGAATCCCCCCTGCATCCTATACGGTACAGGTCCATAATGATCCGATCCGCCCAATAGGTGTGTACCGCATAATACACTTTGACGTGCCAGTCTCCATATTTCGGTATGTAGAACTCCTGAATAATCATATCACATCCGACCAGATTACAGGAATCCCTTTACCTATACAGGTGGCAAAGAACTCGTCAAACGCCCTGCAAGGATCGCCATCAATATCATCAAGGTAGCATTTTATATGCTTGCATAAGTGAGCCTCGTCAACCAATGATTTTTTATAGAAATCCGCTTTCAGCATGTTTGCGACATAAGCAACGTCATAACCCTTGTCGTGCTCAATGGTAATTCCGTTCGCTTTCAGCATATCGTCCACTTCATCTTTGCTCCACGGCTCCAGCTTTTTCTCTTTGCCCGTGGCTTCGTCTTTCACCTTCATTTTTGAAACGGCCCATTCATAAAGTTTCTTGCTGAAATGAAAGCCGTATGCTTCCAGATATTCCCTCATGCCCGATGGAAATCTGCTGTATGTATCCAATCTCTGTTCCATAACCTTTATTTAAAAAGAGGGGCATTTCACCCCTCCACCATTAATAAAACTCACCGTTAGCGCGTCTGCGTCTGCGTTCGCCCATGTCATCCATACGCGGATATTCAGGAAAGTATCCGGGGTATCTGCGTTCATCCATGCCGGATGAGCTTCCACCACCTGAATAACTTCTTCCACCATCACGGAAACCCATTTCTCCGCGCATTTCTCTCATGGCTTTTTCGTAACCTTTGCGGCAGCCTTCCTTATAGGCTTCCTCCACCTCGTCACCTCTCATACCGAAGCCGCGTCCGTAATCGTCACGCCCTTCTTCTAATATTTCCCACATTCCCATAATCATTTCTTTGTTTTGGATGTTTCAACCACTCCGAGCTGTTCCATGAGCCGTTTGTTCAAATCCATAAGGTCAGACATATTCTTGCTCATTTCCGCCATTTGCCCTTTCAGAGAGGATATTTCCTGCTCCTGACGTTGTTTCTCGGCAAATTCAGGGTTCAAGAGCGTAAGCATCTTGTCACACCCTGCAATGACGGAATTGTGGAAGTCCATACTGTTGATGATGTCTATGCTTTTCTGTTTCATAGAAGCGACCTCGTTATTCATAGCATCACGCGAGCATGACACTACGATATTCCCGTTCTGTCCGAAGTCGGCTATATCCATGCCGGCAGGAAGATTTTGGAATGTCGTGTTCTGCCCGTTGATGCAGACAACAACATCCACAACCATTTCCATTTGGGGCAACTGTCCCATAGGGGATGCCATAGGATATTTCGGCTTGGGAGCGGAAACGCTGACCACCGGGCCGTATTCGATAAACGGGTTAGCATCCTTATGAAGTATATACAATTGGTTATTGGTACGAAGTGATTGAAACATGATTGTTTAATTTTAAGGAGTGTGGTTATTCCCATTTTGGGAACCACCACAAAACTCCATGTTAATTATTACTTGCTCCGTAAAGAAGCGGTTTCTACTGTAGGAGCCGGAGCCGTTGTCGGTCTGTACCCTCCATTAACAAGATACAATTCGTTGGTGTACTTGTTATAATGAATCTCATAGATGCCGGTTCCAGCCAAGTTTGCAACAGTCACAGGCTCATTGTTATAAGCCATCAACGGTCTTGTGTCCCCATTAGTTCCTATCAATATCGGAAGTGTAGCAGTCGTACCGGCAGGTATAGCTTGTCGGAGACTGATATAGAATCCCCCAACATAATCCCTGTTACGGAACGCATGGTTAGGGAGTTCAAGAGTAACATTCTCCGTACCGACTGTCACAGCCACCGTAGGAAGAGTATTGAAGTTTGCTCTTCCGATTGATGGGAATGGGAATCCTGTAAAAAAGTTAGGCCACATATCTACCTCCTTTCTTGCCGGATTAACCCCAGTAGTTATTGCAACCACATCCACTACGTCCGTATACAGCGTCACCCATATATGCACCGTAGGCGGCTGCACGGAAACAATCTGTATTAATAGCGGTTAAATTGGGGTATTGAACACTCACAGTATTGGGGAGCTTGCATTTGATTCCATCAACATCGCTTTGTAATGCCTGCAATCCGGCTGCCAAAGGAGCAATCTGTTGTCCTACTGCACTCAGGATAGTGGCGTTCTGATTACGCTGGGATATTTCGGCTGTTAAAGTAGCCTTTTCCGCAGTAAGAGATGCGATCTTGTCCTGCAATGCCTGATTTTGGATTGCATCAAGTTTAGCAAGGATAGCATTCGTGTTGGCAGTAGCACCGTCACGCAATGACAATGTGTTTTGGTTAGCAGTGTTGATTAATGCGTTAGTTTGGTTGCACATTGCAAGCTGACTCTCGTATCCTTGTGTGGTTACAAGCTGTTTCATATCGCAGCAACAGCTACAGATCTGAGATGTCAGAGCGTTGTTACCTTGCATAATCGCAGTCAGGATACTGTTGGTGTTCTGACCCATTTGGTTACCGAGACCGCAGATTGCCTGTGATACAGAGTTAATACCGGCAAGGATTTGGTCTGAAGAGGTGTTAACAGCTTGGGCTAATGATGCAATGTCCACACCGTTCCGGTTAAGTGTCTGCATGATCATTTCTCTTCCTTCATCGGCACCCTTATTGTTGTTGCCACCGAATCCAAAGTTTCCGTTACCGAAGATGGCTGCAATCACAATCAATGCAATGATGTCCTGAAAACCTCCATTGTTTCCGAAAAAGCCGCCGTTTCCATTTCCTCCCATCAGCCCCATCAGATAGCCTGTGTCAATTCCACGGCTCTGCAAGGACGGAAGAATGGACGCAAGCAGACCATTGTTTGCGCCGGTTCCACCGTCTTGGTTAAAAACATAAGTTCGTTCCATAAGTATTTGTATTTTGTATCCCGGTCAAAATCGACCGTTCACAAAAGTATATATATCATATCTCATGAGGAATCAGTTGTTTCCCAACAAATTCTTTATATTATCCCAATATATTCTCATCATTTTCCCATTCTCTATCCTCTCATGGAAATTAGATATCATGTAGTTAACTGCACGTTTGGTTTTGTGGATATGAACGGCTATCTGTGAAGGGTACATACCACTTTCGAAAAGAAGAGATACAAGAAGATACCGGGCATCCACTGTCTCCATCTTCTTATCAGACGATAATATTTAGTCAACAGACACTTCTGTTTCTTTTGAAACAATATTAATTATTTTGGCAAAGATTTCTGACTTGCACATGTTTTTTCTAGTTTTTATTCTTATCTTTGCCATGCCACATAAAAAACTTGATATATACATAAACAAAGCATAAGATACCGTGTTGAAGATATTAAGCCTCCAACGTACGGTGTCTTATGCTTTTTCAAATTTTTATGTGGCAATAATTATTTGAACGTTGGGGGCTTTTTTTTGATTCTAAGCCCCTGAAAGAATTACTTTTATTAAATGAGTTTTTCTATTATATGCCACACTTCTACCTGTGGCGAATAATACTTGATGTTGCTATCTCATCTTGCACCTCCCTTCTTCTTTATCAGCCAAATGACTACGATTAGCAATACTAATATAACACCTATAGATAACTCTCCTAGTTCTAATTTTGTCTTCTGCCACCATGTTAATTCCTTCTCCACAGGATAGGGAATTTCTACCTCTTTCTCCTTCTCTATATAGGTTGTATCGCGAATTGTCCTGTCACGGTAGACTATATGCCACTTGTCAACTAATACTGAATCGCCTTTCTCTTTTACATAGATAGAATCCTTAATGTGAATGGAATCACGTTCATGCACGGTAAGATAAAGACTGTCAGTCCTTATTGTTTCCACCGGGACATACCTTATGCTCCGGCATGATCCAAACAGCAATAGCAATGCTATCGCTACCGCAATCCATATATAGATCCTTAGTTTCATAGCAGGTCCCATCCCTTATAGATATCCTCCATTACGGCAGGAACACCATTCTCAACATAAGATATAGCAGCAGCCAAAGAGCACATCGTATCTTTATCCTCAATGTCCGGAACATATACTGAAGGTACCTGCATATCCTGACATACCCGTCTGATGTAAGCCCCTGTATTGTTCTCTGTCTGTGGGGCCCATCTTGTAATAAAGTCTGCAATACAAACACAGTTGTGTCTCCTTCTGTAATTCTGCAATGTACGGATTAAAGCACGATAACCCCATTTCATTTCTACAAACTGAAAAAACTCCTTGTCTGTCTGTTTTTCTCTCAATCCCTGCCATTTATCCTTTGTTATTCGGATATTACCCGGATTTGCATTTCTAAGACCTCTTGGTAAACTCTTCATTTCTTTCCCTCCTTTTCTTTTAATTTCTCTATTAAATTATTAAAGCGACTGTTAATATAGATGCTGATGCCAAAAACACTACCGGCATACAACAGACATTGAGCAAACAACCACAATACACTGTCGTGTATCTGACCCATAGGTTCCGAGCACACAAAGCCGGCCACAGCCAAGGACGCTCCCAGTACAAGCATCCCCACGGCAGTTGAATACTGAATGTTTTCTTTTGTCTCCTTTCTCATTATACAAAAATTATAGTTCAATCCTTTTTTAATCCTTTAATTACACGTTTTGGATTACCCGATTTTCAAGCTAACCTTTATTTTGTTATACAAAACAAAAAAGAGCCTGCTACGGAAACTAATCCGCAACAAGCTCTTGGCTTTATCAAATATGTAGTATGTCCTTTCGTCATAATTAATGTGGCGTGCATCTTCACACGCTTCCACAAAGATAAATATTGCTTCTTTCTTTCGCAAATAAGAATACAAAAAAAAGAACGACCGCCAGCAAAAAGCACAGCAGCCGTTCAATCCACGCCCTACTCTCTATCCCATTTTCCCAAGAAGACAATAGCGAAGATATCAAACAGGTTGTATCCACATGGGAAAAAGGTTAATAAAATATATGTTGTATAATCTGTTATTTTAATTTAGATTAAACAAAAATAATATTTAAATTGTTTGTTAATGAATAAATTAATTTGTTCCTTTGTAGCAGGCAATAGCCTTCATGGTGTGAAGTTACACCATACCCACTTTTAGAACGTGATCACTGTGGAGGCAATTGCTGTATTATAACGGCGGTTGCCTTTATTGTTGAACAATGAAACAATGGTTTAAGATACCTTCTTTAAAGAAGTCGAATAAGGATATGTATAGTGATGCTACTTATCATGGTAAAGATGATGGTGGTAATTTTATTTATGTTCCTAAATGGGTGGAAAATCTGTTTTATGGCAATAGAGGGAATATAGATTTTGACATGTCGACCGTTGAAGGGAAATCAAGAGCCTTACATGAATGTTGGCCGTTTGCAATGGTTCTAGATCATTGCGGAAGAATGATGCAGAATGGGCGGTATTATGTGACGGATATTAACGGAAACGAGAAGAGGAGTTTCAAAGACATTGTGACTCTTCTGAATCGTCCGAATGTGATACAGAGTGGGCGTTCTTTCATAAAGCAGGTTGAGATATCTTTGAAGTGTTTCGGTTTTTGCCCTATTTATACATTAAGAGCTTTAAAATCCGACCTTCCTAAATCCATGATGGTAATACCTCCCGAATTATTCTACATGGAGTCTCTTGGTAAGAGCCCATTTACTCAAACAGAACTTTCTTCAATTTCTAAAAGGGTATATATACGTTGGGGAAATGAGAATATAGAACTTGGTGATGAGGAGTATTTTGTCATATACGATTCGATAATGGATATTCCAAGTAATAATGGAGGGAGAATTACCTTCCACTCCCCTGTGGACGCATTATCTACTCATACTCGAAACTATATGGCTCAACTGATAGGGAGAGGAAACCTTATTGTTAATGGAGGACCTAAAGGGATACTATACGGAAATGATACGACTGACGTAGGGAATGCAGCTATTACTCCGTCTGAATCCAAGAAATTGCAGGATGATTTCAAAAGGAAATATGGTATAGTGCATAAGTTGTATGAAATCATGGTGACTCCTAAGAAACTAGGGTGGATTACATTAGGGTCAAATACAGACCAATTGAAGCTTCATGAGGAGGATAAGGCGTGTTTGGAAGCGATAGCTCAGACGATAGGCTTTGACCCCAATCTGATTATACAAGGAAGTACTTATGATAACTCTTCTCAAGCAAAGAAAGCGGCATATCAGGACCTTATTATACCTGACAGTGAATCTATAACAGAGGCTCTGACTAATGCTATATGTAAGGACAGGGCAATAATCAAAATGGACTTCACTCATGTCCCTTGCCTTCAAAAGGATATGAAAGAATTGGCGGATGCCTTGTCTACAGCCTCTAATGCTGTAGCTTCATTGTATAACAATCGGCTGATTACTTTTGAAGAGGCAAGAACCGAAATGTCCAATTTTACAGATATTGATCCTGATAATCCTAAGGGAGAATTTAAAAGTGAAATAAATAATGATGGAGACAAGCAAATACAAAAACAGGCTGGGGAAGCAGTATAAATCCTTAGCTTTTTATGCAAAGGAGATACAATATGATTCTGGCAGCAGAACTATCAGTGGCTATGCTGCGGTTTTCAATAACATTGATAAGTCCGGTGACATGCTCCTGAAAGGTTGTTTTTCAAAAAGCATACAGGAGAGAGGCCCGGGAAGTTCTGCTAATGATAAGATTATCATGTTGTGGATGCATGACATGCATGAGCCTATAGGACGCATTACGCTTCTGCAAGAAGATGAGAAAGGGCTTTACTTTGAAGCGTCTATTGATGATGTGGAAAGAGGAAATCAAGCGTTGAAGCAGCTTGAAAGTGGCACTTTGAACCAGTTCTCTATAGGTTATAGTTATGTATGGGAAAAATGTGAATATGACAGGGAACGTGATTGCTTGGTTGTAAAGGAAGTCATTCTGTATGAGATATCCGTAGTGTCCATAGGATGTAACGGAGAAACTGAATATCTTGGTCTGAAATCGGCAGAAGAATATGAAAGTGCGTTGGAGTCACTTCCGGTTGAAATAAGTGATGTATGTAAAGGACTTCCGATAAGAAAGAGGGAGGAAATCCAAATGTTAGTAAGAAAAGCGATGTCACTCGCTCGATACAAGCCGGCAGACAAGCCACTTGATGAAGAGGGAGCCGATGAAAAAATAAAACTATTTACAAAACCTTTAAAACTTAAAGAAGCATGAAATTTGACTTTTTAAGCAAAATTGATTTGTCGGTAATGGATGAGGTTTCCGTGAAGTCATTACAGGCGTTGCAGGACGCAATAAACGCTACTGTAGGCGATTTCATGGACGATACTATCGACAAAAAAACTTTTGAGGATAAATTAAATGAGGTTTCTCAAAAGATAGATTCCGAAAAGGAATTGGAAACAGTGCGTAAGGAACTTGGTGAAATGAAAGAGATAATCGTTCGCATGAAAGGTGCAATGCATAAGAATGAAGACGGGCAAATGGTGTTCAAGTCTGTAGACCAGCAGATTGAAGAGCAACTGAAGGATTTCATCACAGTAGGCAAGCATGGAGAGAAAACTGTGGACTTGAAAACGGCTTGTAAGCAGTCCCCCGGTTTTAAGAAAAGCCTTACGCTTGTTATAAACAAGAAGGAGGTTGAGCCCTTGAAGAGTACGGGTGTGGCACCACATTATAACATGACAATTGATAGTCAGTTATCTGTTGATCCACGTTCCCAGACTGTAATCCGTAAATTTGCCAATGTGGCAGCAATATCTACACGATCATTGACTTATGCGGAGTTCAATCCAGGTGAAGAAGAAGCTGAATGGGTTCCAGAAGGCGGTCTTAAGCCTATGATGAGCGGTACATTGGCAGAAGTTACTATCAATGCTGGCAAAGTGGCTCTTGGCGCAAAAGTAACTGAAGAAACATTATCTGATTTGCCTCAGTTGGTTGCGGAGGTTAGGGCTGAGATTATCAATCGTATTGGTTTGAAAGAAGAAGAAGGTATTCTGTCTGGTACTGGTTCCGGCGGTCGGATTAAAGGGATTGGGAGTGATATACCTACATTCTCTTTGACAGCTCTGAAAGTAGATAAGCCCAACACTTATGATGTTATTGTTGGTATGTATACACAGATTGTGTCAATGTCCAATATGGCTTATCGTCCAAATCTTGTGCTTATGCATCCTCTTGACTATGCGCAGATGCAGTTGACTAAGGATGTTAATGGGCAATATCTTCGTCCTTTCCGTATTGGCGATGAACTGATTCAAGGTCTGAGAGTGGAAACCAGCACAGCAATCAAGCAAGGTGATATTTGGGTTGGCGATTTTAACTATCTTAACATCCGTGATGTATGGGTTCTTACCATTACACTTGGATGGGAAAATGATGATTTCACTAAAAATATGGTGACTATCCTTGGTGAAAAACGTCTTATGGCGTATATTAAAAAGCAATATAAAACTGCATTTGTCAAGGATCAGATTGCGACCGTTATTGAAGCTATAACCCCTGCCGGTATTGGCGGATAAATTTATTAAACATTATGAAAGTAAATTTGACTAAAACTTATGAGGTTGAGTTCGCAAAGGACGGGGCCGTTTATAAAAAAGGTGATAAAGTAAGTGTTAATATGTTACTTGCAGGTAAGTTCTTCCAAGATGGACGTGTTGCCACTGTTCCTTCGGAATTGATGGAGGACGCTAAGAAAATCGGTGCTGAAGATTTGTTCAATAAAAAGAAGAACCTCAAAGATATTGTGTAATGTTGGTGGATTATACTTTTTTCCAAGGTGGTATTCTTGATATCGAAGGTGCAGTATTGAATATACATACTCCTTCTGAGACTAATAAGGCAATTGTTGACAGCCTTCAAGGCTTTGTAATGCAATATGAGCCGGAATATTTAGAGAAGCTCCTAGGGGAAAAGTTGTATAAGGAATTCTCATCCTATATTTCCAACGATGGAAAAACGAAGGAAAAAAGATGGGATGATCTTATAGCGCATCTTGTCATGAAATATAGTGATGGCGATAGGGAGATTTCCAAATCCCCCATCGCCAACTATATATACTTCCATTACTTGAGACATAATCACACTCAGGCGACTATTACAGGAGTGAAGGCTGATGGAGATGATGGTCGTCTTGTAAGTCCCGAAAGGAAAATGATGTTTGCATGGAACGACATGGTAAGAATGAATATCAGACTTGTGAGATGGCTTCAAGCCAATAATGCGGACTATCCGGATATCGCCACCGATTTCGAATTGATGGAAACAATTAATTCCTTTGGGTTATGATAATTGATATAATATCAGATGTATGTGCTTCCTTGTCAAAAAGAATGGATAAACAGATAAATTACATATATGGTGACAGTTCTTATATAAGGGAAACACTTCTTCTTCTTGGGAAAAGCAGGGTGACAGCATCGGGAAAATTCCCAATGATAGGGCTGTATGTTCCCTTAGACGAGGAAAGGGATAGTGAGAATTATTTTTGTAAGGCATCTGTAAACATAATAATCGCTACCAATACACTGGAAAAGTATACAAATGAACAACGTCGTGAGATATCTTTTGAAGGTATTCTTCGACCTTTGTATTACGGATTCATAGAAGAGTTAAAAAAAAGTGATAAATTTGATTTCGGTTACTCCGGTATTGTAAGCCATACATATTCAGAAAATTATAGTTTTGGAAGACGTGGTGCTGTTGATGTTGACGGTAAGGAAGTTGGCGAAAAGATAGATGCTATTGAAATAAAGAATTTGGATTTAACAGTTAAAAATCAGAATTGTTATGCGAACAGATATTAGAGAGTGCGGCCGCACGTCCGGATTTAATACTGGAATGAGTTACTGCCCCCTGCAACCGGACAAGGTCGCAGGTGTTATATTGGTCATTCATGGCAAAAAACTGCCCAAGGAATTGACTGCTGGTGCTTTGGAGAAAGCCTGTCATGCTGATTATCCGGACAGAATTTATCCTATTACAGGATTTTCGGAATACGCGGTAAGCGGCGGTGAACCCAATACAACAGAAAATGGTTATGCCGGGTCGGAAATAACGGGCTATTCGGCAAGGACGGATACATTCACGTTGCGTAAGTTTAATCTAGCTTTACAAGCTAATCTTGTAGCCAACAAGGATACATTGTTTGATATGTATGTTTTTGACAAGAATAATGTTATCTACGGAGAGGATGACGGAACAGACGAGCTTGCAGGATTCGATTTGTCAGGGGTTTACCCTACAGGGCAGACTTATGACTCAAGCGGACAAAAGGCTTATCTTGCGTTTAATGCAATGTATTCCGATGCGGAGAAGATGATGAAAAACATGTCTGTAAAGCAAGCGGGTGTCAATTTGGAAAATGTTCTCAAGGGATTGAATTACGTTGAATTTGTCAAAATGGCATCTCCTGAGAATACATATAAACTCGTGGATCACTATGACCGCACAGACCTTACTGCATATTATGGCACTGTATTGTCTAATAATGCTTCAATAGTCGTTTCTGGTGCGTCAGCACTGAAATACAGTAACGGTGCGCTTACAGCGACAGGAAGTGCACCGGTGCTTAAATCTCCTTCTATTTTACAGGCTAATGGGGTCATTGGAATTGAACAATGGGTACAATGAGAATTAATGGAGTCACATTTATAGAGTCCGAGGTGGTCAAACTTTCATTGGATGAGTTTGTCGCTCAGAATATAGATGTATTCTGGAAGGACATTTCTAGAGAAAGGCGGAAATCAAGGCTGGTTTCCGTATATAATAGAATTATCAATAACAGTAATTTAGGAGGCGGGGGAGATTGATCCCCCGTTTTGCTATGACATTGGAGGAATACGCGAGATGTTGGAAGAAATTGGCTGATGGCATTCAGCCAATGATAAGGGATAAGATGGAAAGGGATGTTCCTCAGTTTGAGGAATATATACGAGAACAGCTATATAGTGGTGTTGATGGCGATGAAAGTCCTTTAATTCCCGGATATACAGAGGACCCATACTTTAAAAAAGCTTATGGAGAGCATTGGAGGAAAAATGCCGAACGCTATAAGAATTGGAAGACAAAGATACAGAAACCAAAGCCTTCATATTTGGGTTTTTCTGCAAGAGGAAATAATACTCCAAACCTTATCATACGTGGAGATTTTTATAGTTCCATCACGGCAATACCAATATCAAATGGTATAAGGATTGCCAGCTATGGCGTTTCTTTTGGTTCTGATATTGAGAAGAAATATGGCTATAAAATTTTCAAGGTAAGCTCCAAAGCAAGGAGGCATTATGTTACGTACAGGCTTATGCCCTCTATTGATAAATTTATAAGGAGGTGCGAATTATGAAAAACTGCTTGTGTCAAGGAAATAAATCAATGAGGGAGATGGAACATATGCGTTCAATCGCAGAGAAGGCTGCTGTTATGGATGAATGTGTTTATATATTATACAAGGTTGGAGATGTGTATAAGTTCTGTCGTGAAGGTGAAAACTGGTCGGGTGAGTTTGTAGAATTCATATTTCCGTAAAATGGTGATTTTTATCATTCTATTATTTTGGCGTTTCCCGTATTATTTATTAATTTAGCAACAGCGATAGATAGAGGTTTCGCATAGAAAGATATTATATATTCATTAAGAGTAATGGATATGATGCGGTGGCCGACTCCTCTATATCGGTTGCCGCATTTTTTATATCCCGTATTAAGATGTACGGAACATCTTGTGAACGAAAAGACATGAAAACGAATCAAATCATGATTCGCCCAATGGGTGAATTTACAGTTAGTCAGAGAACAAAAGATGGCTATTTTGACGGTGGGGACTTGTTACGTCAATGGAATTCAGTAAAAGGAAATGAACAAAGAAAAATGGATGAGTTTCTTTTGGCTAAAAGAACTGGAGATTTTATAGAAGCGCTCATAGCTGAAGAACGTGAAAATGGTTTAGGGGAAAATTCCCCTAAAATTGATAATCAGGTAGTTAAGAAGAGTAAGGTTAAAGAGAAGGGTAAAGCTGGCAGACCTAAAGAAGAAGTATGGATGCATCCTTTCTTATTTACCAAATTTGCCATGTGGATTAATCCTCGCTTTGAAGTAAAGGTAATACGCTTCGTATATGATGAGATGATTCAATACCGTAATTTAGCTGGAGATGCTTATCCTGCTATGTGTCGTGCCGTTTGTTCAATACTCCCTGGGGATATATTCCAGAAAAAGATTAAGGACTTAGCCAAGTCTCTAAACATCATAGTTTATGGCAAACATGAATCAGAAATGCGTAATAAGATTGGCGATGAAGATAAAATCCGCGAATTATATGAGTTAGAATTACAGATAGCTCAATGGATAGATTTAGGCTTTATCAAAGACTATAACAGCCTTAAATCTACATTGACTAAATTGTATTACCGGAAATATCCCAATGTTCTCCCAATGTAAATATTGATTTTTCCTCAAATGTCTTGTGCGAAAAGATATTTATTTTTTAATTGAAAAACAAAACTATCATTTATGTTGTAATTTAGATTTTGTCTAAATTATAGTGTAAAAATACCATATCATTAATTACTGTGCGTTACTCTGTATTACTGTTCGTTACGATATGTTTTAGATCGTTTTGTGCTGATTTATAATGTGTTGTATAATGTAAAAACATCATTTACCTTTGTACCCGTTGCAAGTCGAGCGGCAACAGACACATGATTAAACAATCGCTCAAACGTGAGCCTTCTTTATATTTGGAAATCCGTTGCCGCTCGACTTTAGCAACGGATTTTTTCTTTCCTATTAGTTAGATAAAATCCATACAATCGGTTCTATCAGTGCCCACCGTGCGGAACTTTGGATTAAACCAATGACAGCCGTGAGATAAAAAGGCTCTTCTGTTGATTATAACTCTTGTAATGTCCTGCTCCGTTCCACGTACCAACGACAGGCGACTCACAAAGATTTTACCACTTTGACAAGAGACCGAGATACAAGTTAAGAGATAAGACTCTTAGGTAGGTGAGGGCGGAACTGTATAATCAGCACAAACATTCAGTTATATTATGTAGTCTGAATGTTAACCCAGTCTCCTAATTAAATATTAGGTAGGTGAGGGATAGGGTACGGTATAAACTATAACGAATAACAAGAGCAAACTTTAAAATTATTATATGGATAATTCGATTAAAATATTTAAGAATGATGTATTTGGCGAAGTACGAGTAGCTGGAACAAGCGAAGAACCGCTTTTCTGCTTAGCTGATGTTTGCAATGCAGTTGAGTTGAGTAATCCTTCATCAGTAAAAACAAGATTAAACGATGAAGATTTGCAACTGCTTGATTTACACGCCCTAAATCCTGATTTATACGTGAATGGGAATTCATTTGCTACGTTTATAACAGAATCAGCCTTCTATGACGTTCTTCTTTTTAGTTCTAGCAAGAAAGTAAAACCCTATAGAAGATGGGTTACACATGAAATATTGCCCTCCATTCGTAAGTACGGTGCGTATATGACGTCCGATACTATAGAAAAGGCTCTTACATCTCCCGACTTTCTGATTCAACTTGCTACTACTCTGAAAGAAGAAAAACAGAAACGGATTGAAGCAGAAAAGAAGGTGGAAGAACAAGCCCCAAAAGTTCTGTTTGCTGATGCTGTAATAGGAAGTCGTTCTTCATGTCTTATAGGTGAACTGGCTAAGATAATATCTCAAAATGGATTCCATGTTGGGCAGAACAGACTGTTTGAGTGGCTTCGCAATAATCATTATTTAGGGAGTGTTGGTGAACGTAGAAATATACCTAATCAGCAATATGTTGAACAAGGTCTGTTTGAATTGAAGAAAGGCACACGATCCGGCAATGATGGAGTGTTGCGTACTACTATAACAACCAAAGTTACCGGGAAAGGCCAAGCCTACTTCATAAACGGTTTCCTGACTGGTAAGTTCATCATTTAACCAATTGTATCACTAAATCAAAGAACGAATTATGAAAAATCCATTTAAATTAGCAAGTTATATTGGATTTATATTGTCAATTGTTTAATATTCATACCATTGTGTAAGATAAAAACATCATTACCTTTGCATTTGTAACAAGTGCAAGTCGTTACTTGATGAGCTTGCACCTATTACGAGACTTTATTTTTATACGATTCCAAGCGTGGATAGTATAAGGGAGGAAAGCAGGAGTGAATAATGGCACAATGAGGTTCGATTCCCCACCTGCTACAATCAGTCAAAATAAATCCCCGAAGGCGGAAGTGACTGAGCCGCCAACGGGGAACAATATTAATCTTATATCGCAAAGATATGGAAGATTTTAATAAGTTAGTACCTATTGATGGGGAAAATGGCGAAAAAAGAACAATAAGTTCACTGCAAATTGCAGAAATTACAGGTAAGGCATATTGTGGCGTGTTGAAAGTCATTAGAAAGATGGATATTATGCGTGTGAAAATAACAATGAAAAATATATTTTCATTATTTGTTTGTTTGAAAAAATGTTGTACCTTTGTAGTGCTACAACTTACTATTAAATATGCCAATGGGATTTTTTATGCCCGTAAGGAAACTTATATATTAAAATATAGGCAGACGATATCCGTGTATCATCGCCCAATGGCAATGGTAGGTTGTAGCAAACTAGGATATTTGTCTGCTTTTTTATTTAATAACAAATAATTTCATTTCATGCTACAACCAAATGAAATCTATTTGAACGGGAATAATAGTACCGTACAGATTGCGTCAGCTCACGAAACGAGCAAGACTTTCTCCTATAATGGAAACGAAGTACTTTTTGACATCAAAGATGATGTTATGGTTAACGCCACACAGCTTGCTAAAATCTACGGAAAGCGTCCCAATGATTATTTGTCCTTACCTGCTACAAATCAATTAATTAACGCAATTACAAGAAAATATGGTATTTCTGAAAATCAATTAGTTATATCAAAGGCAGGTTCATCACATAACGGAGGTGGTACTTGGATGCACAGATTAATAGTAGTTGATTTCTGTCAATGGTTAGACATTGATTTGAAACTGTGGTGTACTGAAAAACTTGATGAGTTGATGCGATACGGCATGACCGCCACGCAGCCAACGCTTGAGCAGATGATAAACAACCCTGACCTTGTTATCAGTCTTGCCACACAGCTAAAGAGCGAACGGGAGGAAAAGCAACGATTGGCATTGGAAGTGCAGAAGAAGGAACAGGAGAAGCAGTCTATTATAGAAGAAACAAAACTCGCTGTAGTTTTCAAAGAATGTTTTACAAGTTCGTCTACCAATATTCTCATAGGAGATCTTGCGAAACTTATCACCCAAAACGGATATAAGATTGGAGAAATAAGGCTTTATGAATGGATGGTAGAGAACAAGTTCCTTATCAGAAGGCAGCGATACAGCAGATCGAAGAATAAATATATAAATGACTATATGCCTACACAGAGGGCGGCAGAAATGGGATTGTTCTTCGTTAAAGAAAGACCGATAGTATCGGGTGAAAATCCCATTTTTATAAAACATACCTGTTACGTTACAGGTAAAGGTCAGGTGTATTTTCTGAATAAGTTTAAATCTTTAATGGCTGCATGATCATGGAAATAAAAATGAATAATAGCTTAACATTTGATGAAGTAGCAGATAAGTTGGGATGTTCAGTGGAGGATCTTCAAAAAATAGCCTTCAAAAAAATATTGTTTTCGTTTGGTAGTATGGAAAGTTTGCGTACCTTTGCAGTGCTACAAGTTGATAGAATTATCTATCTCGCAGAGCAAGCGGTTAAGTTGCTCATATTTTATATGGGTATTTTTTATGCTCATACTTTAGGATATTGGCGGTTGCCTATACGTAAGTTATTGTGTGCTCTTCGGGGTAGACTATCAACTTGTAGCAGCGTATATGGTAACCGCTTTTTGTTTGCCTATTGCCTTCATAAATAACTTTTAAATGCTACAAGTTATGACAGATTTAATTTTATACAAAGAAACGATGAGTTCACTTGAAATAGCTGAACTCACTGGAAAGCGACATGATGCTATCTTACGTGACATCAGAAACTTACTTAATCAAGGAGTAAACGCCCACAATTTTGTGGAGGTTGAATACACCGATAAAAAGGGTGAGAAAAGACCTTGTTATGAACTTACAAAGAAAGGTTGCCTAATCCTTGCCAGCGGATACGATGCAAAACTCAGGGAAAAGATTATAGATCGTTGGGAAGAATTGGAAAGGGACAAACAAAACGGGAATTTTCAAACTCCTAGCACCTACATTGAAGCATTGGAGGCTTTGGTAGCTTCTGAAAAGGAGAAAGAACGGATGCGTATTGAATCGGAGCAACAGAAAAAGCAAATCGAACAGAAAGATGCTAAGATAGAGAAGCTCCAGCCCAAAGCTGACTTTGCCGACAAAGCCTTTGCGATGGAAGGCAAATGTGATATAGGACAGGCTGCCAAGATACTCGGCTTACCATTCGGACGAAATACCTTGTTCAAGAAGCTTCGTGAAGCAGGAGTATTCTTTGCTAACAGGAATGAGCCAAAACAGAAATATATTGATGCAGGCTACTTTGAGATGAAAGAAAAGCCTATCCCAAGAGATAATCATCCGGGCTTTGTCGTGATGGTTGTGCTATGCACACAGAAAGGGCTTGCATACATCAATTACCTGTTTGGTGGCAAACGTTCTGACGGAAAATTGATGAAAATAGCCTAATTTAAATCTTACATATTAATCAAGTCTTTCCCACCTTATTTTACGAGGTGGGCACACTCTTTACATCCGTTAACGTTGCGATTCGCAACATAAATAAAAAGACTATGAAAACAATAGATAAACTTGAAATTATACTTCAAAAAATGGAAGAACAAAATAATAGACTTGAACGGATATACGGCAAGCATCTCAAACTGATTGTATGCACTGGGAAAAGAAGTGAGAAGGTGAAATTTAAACATGAAGATTGAAGTGCTATGTTTGTAATTTATTTAGACAGTATTCTAAATTGCAAACAAATATGTCGTAATGTTTTGATTTGATTTTAAAAGTATATTACTTTGCTGATAATAACCAAATTATTATAACTATATGAAAAAAGTATTATTCTTAATGATTGTTTCATTATTCAGTATGAATCTTAGTGCTCAAGTAATGAGAGCGGAAGAATTAGAAAAATATGCAAAGGAAAATTATGGTGATAAGTGGGTGGAAGCGGCTGAAAATTTAGGTTCTTCATTGGTATTGGATAAGAATCAGAGTTTGACCTATGAGCAGATAATTAATTGTGGGGAACAGACTAAAGAGCAGTTATATATTACTTTAAACCATTGGTTTGCAGAATCTTTTAACGATGCAAACTCAGTAATTAAATTGAATGATAAGGATGCGGGAGTAATTATTGCTAAAGGATTTGTGGGAGGAATCGCTCAACATATTGGAGGAATGACAGCTTATAATGTTAACATTCATCCTGTTATAAAAGTTGATATTAAAGATAAAAAAATTCGTGTTACATATACGCTTCAATATTATGAGGTTGAGCAGAACATCGGAGGCGGATGGATGGGGGCTTTTTCTGCTGGTACAACAGGACAGCCTGCGGACACGACAAAGAAAACAGAAAAATGGGGTATAGAAACATGTTATCCTTTCAGCCCCAAAGATCAGCATAAGGCAAAGAAAACATCGTCTAAAGCATTGATTATGGCTCATGCATATTCCAATGTTATTATGGATAAAATAGAAGAAGCTGTGAAGAATGGTCTTGTGGGCAATGAAAATGATGATTGGTAATTTAAATAAATTATTTTTCACGGGGAGAAGTTTCTGCTTCTCCCTTTTTTATTTCCTCACCTTCATAATATCAATAAAATCACTATCTTTGCTCTTAGAAGGTGCATGAAGTCATGCACTACCCAAAACTTACGAAAAGACCATGGCAGGAGCAGAATTTAAAATTACTGATGCGATTGATCCTAACATCGTTAAGAAGTTAAATGAGATAAGGATTAATATTCAAACCACATCTTCCGAATATGCGAATTTCACAAAACAATTAAGTGATGGTATAAATTTTAAGCCGGGTAATCTAAGAGAATACCAGTCTAAAGTTGACAGTTATAATGCTACAATTACCAAATTATATGCTTCTCAAAATAGGTTGTCTGAATTACAGGCTAGTCAATTAAAGTTATTGACCGATATTTCCCGTAAGATAGAGCTTCTTACCAAGCCATTGAATACATTGGCAGACAAGATAACGGAAGTAAAAGTAAATTTGAGAGGTGCTTCCGAAGATCTGAAAAACGTGTCACAAGATGCGGAAAATGCTTCTGTTTCATTTCAAGAAGCATCTAAGAAAATATCCATGACTGCTGCTGATTTTGATTCAATCCGTCAGACGGTAAAGGCTTTTGATACACAAGCCTCCGAATTGAACAGTAGGTTAAGTGATAACAAAGAAACAATTTCAGCCTTAAGAACATCTCTGAGGGAATTATCAAAGGAGTATAAGAAAGGTGCTATCAGCGAAGAGGAATACAAGTCCAAAAGAGATGCTACGGTATCCCAGTTACGCATGCTGACAGAGCAGAATAAACAGTATTCGGCGATATTGAGAAATCATACGCAGGTAGCGATTGCCACAGCAGGAAGCTATAACGAGATGAAGGCTTCAATGCTTCAGTTGGAAAAGGAATATTATAACCTTTCACAAGCTGCACGCGAGGGAGCAAAAGGTATGGATATCTTGAACAATATCGGCAAGTTGAATCAGCAATTAAAGGATATAGATGCACAGATGGGCAATTACCAACGTAATGTGGGTAATTATGCTTCGGGTTGGAATGGTCTTAATGTTTCCATACAACAGATTGCGAGAGAACTTCCGGCTTTGTCTGTTAGTGCCAATACTTTCTTTCTTGCCATATCCAATAACCTTCCTATATTTATTGATGAGTTAAAGAAAGCAAGGGTGGAATATGAACTTCTTAAGAAATCGGGACAGACTGCTACACCTGTATTTAAACAGGTATTGAGTTCCCTTCTTAATTGGCAGACGGCTTTAGTTGTTGGGATAACTCTTTTATCGAGTTATGGAGGTGAGATAACCAAATGGGTGGGTAGCCTGTTTGATGCGAGAAAAGAAATTGATTATCTAAAACAGCTTCAGGAGGATTTGAATAAAGCTCAAAAAGAAGGTGTGAAAAATGCCCAAGATGAGGCTGTTAAATTGGATATATTATATAGGGCTGCTGTCAATTTGAATAAACCTATGGGAGAGCGGAAAAAAGCCGTTGAGGGACTGAAAAAGCAATATCCTTCATACTTTAAAAATATAAGTGATGAAAACATTCTTGCAGGTAAAGCGGCTGATAGTTATCAAAGACTATCAACCTCTATAATTGCTGCTGCAAAGGCTAGAGCTATTGAAAATAAATTAGTTGAAAAATCTAAGGAGCGTTTGGATTTACAAAGTGAATATAATGATTTGATAAGAAAAGAGGCTGAAATTAATTTGGAAAGAAGTGAATCTTTCAATAGTACAAATCCTCTAGGAATATGGATCGGAGCTGCAAAAGGTTTTAGCTTAGAAAGCGTTCAAGATGAAATTGATAGTGTTATAACTAAAATGGATGCACTGGATAAAGAAATAGAAGAATTGTCCGGCTCTATTGATATTGAAGATGTTACATTTGATCCTCATTCTGTCGATAAAGCCGCAAATGATCTAGCACAATATATAGAGAATCTTAGGAATAAAATGGCTGACTTGTCCGTTTCTCTTATAGAGGATGAGCACCAGCGTAATCTTGCTGCCATAGAGAAAGAATATAAAGACCAGATAGCAGTTATAAAGGGATATTCTGAGGAAGAAAACAAACTCCGGGAAATGTTGGTTCAAGAGAGAAAGCAGAAGGTAGCGAAAGAGAATGAGGAATATGCTAAGAAGTTGGCAGAGGCCGAGGAAAAAAGGATCGAGGAAAAGAAAAAGTATACCGATGAGATGCTAAGACTGGAAGAAGAACAATCATCTCTCCGTATAGCAGCTACAAGTACTGGATATAAGGAGCTTGAAAACATTATAACACAAAATTATTCAAAAGGGCTGCTATCGCGAAAAGAATACGATGAAGCCATGCGTGAACTGGAGCGGAAAGCCGCAAACGAGCAATTACAGATACAGATAGATGCTGCTGAAAAAATGATTGAGATAGCGGAAGCATCGGGCGTGGTAAGCAAGCAACAAATTGAAATGCTGAGAGAATCCATAAAGGCTATGGAAGCAGAGATAGGTTCTATAAATGCGGATGATCAGTTGAAAAAAGCGGAAGAGCAACAGGATATCACACGAAGGAATTTTGAAGTGTTGAAAGGTTATTCTTCTGCATTGAAAGATCTTGCATCGGATATCGATAGCCCGTTTGCCGGTATATTTGATGGGATGGATAAGGGATTCAGTATTATGTCTGATAAGATATCGGGTGTTTGGAAAGAACTTACAGACGGTGAGAAGATGGAAAGAACTACCGAGATGTGGGCTTCTATGGTTAGTGGAATTGGTGAAATGATATCATCCATTTATGATCGCCAGATTGAAGCTATTGAGGCTGAACAGGAAGCGAATGAGAAAGCAGGTGAAGAGGAAATTTCCCGTATAGAGGCTTTAGAAGAAAGAGGCGCTATAACAACTGAAGAAGCCGAAGCGCGTAAACGTGCGGCGGAAGATAAAACGGCACAAAAGAATGCCGAATTGGAGAAGAAAAAAGCGGCATTAAGAACAAAACAGGCAAAGTTTGAGAAAGCTACCAGTATAGCTGAGGCGGCTATACAGATAGCAGGTGGTATTTTGCAGACGATAAAACAATTGGGCTTCCCTGCTGCAATACCTATGATAGCTGCTCTAGGTGCTATGGGAGCGATACAGCTTGCTACTATTATAGCGACTCCTATTCCGAAGTATGCCAAGGGTACTGATTCGCATAAAGGCGGATTGGCTGTAGTGGGTGATGGTGGTGTTCCTGAAACAATCGTTACTGATAAAGAAGCGTATATTACTCCGTCTGTCCCTACTTTGGTTGACATCCCTAAAGGTGCGAAGGTTATACCTTATGCAGTGGATATGGACAGGATAAAGGCTCATGCAAATGATTTTGATGGTCTTATGGCATATAGAAGCGAAAACGATCTTCCTCCTGTATCAATAGTTAATGATTATAGTGAATTGGAGAAAAAGATAGGGCATCTGGAGAAATCACAGCAGATTGGATTTGCAAAATTAGCCAAGGCGATAAGAGAAAACAATTATCAGCAATTTTCAAAAAGTATCTGATTATGAGGTATACAAGTGACATATATGCACTTCCCTTGTCCGTTTTTATAGAGATCTATACCAATGATAGCAATACTATCGAATTTGACGATGAGGACAAAGGGGCTGCATCGGCAAAAATTATCAATGACTATATAGAAATTGTCGGGAGCAAACAGTTGTTCTCTGAGATATTGAATTGTAATGAGCGTATGAATCTTGCAATGACCGTGGAGTGCATGAAGGCATGTGAGAACATGATGAAGTTGAAAATGTATGATGAGGTGCGTGATATTCTGATGAAGATAGGTTATTCGTGCAAGAAAGGTGATGTAATGGCCATGAATGCTAGAATATCCGCGTTAAAATCCCGTGCACAATATGATTTGGATAAGATAAGTAAGGGAAAGAATGAGGAACTGAAGGAGAAGCCTACAAAACGTGGATTTATAAATGAAGTTGTCGCTATTGGGAAGTATAATAAGATGTATATCAATCCGAAAGAATGGACCGCCGGATCTTATGCCTGTCTTGTAAGGCAGACATGTGACGAAATCGATGGGTTGAATCGTAAAAAGAAATAATTATGTATTATCGATGTGAGTTACTTATAAATGGTCTGAAGTACAGGGTTACTGATGATCTTGAGAATTGGGACGAGGTGAAGGCTAGTTTCAAGAGAAATGACTATGACGGTGTTATCCGTACATTTTCCAACAAATTTTCTTTTGCTGGGGATGCTAGAAAATTGCTGTTAAAACAATATGATGAAGATTATTTGAATGCTTCTGCCTCAATAATAATAAGTACAAGAAATAACAGTTGGTTGTATAATGAACGGTTTAGTTGCGCTCTCAATTTCTCTACATTGCAGGATAATGGTCGTATCTTACAGATAAATGCCGTGGATGATAACGTGGCGTCCATGATAAAGTCAAAAAAAGGAACTCAATATGAATATTCGGTCGAAGAGGTGAAAAGCCCCATTCCTCTTGTTTATGACGGACTTGAACTTTCAGAATCAGCAAAATGGATTCCTACAGGTGATACATTGGAGGACGATGACACTCTTATTAATGTTTATTTCAGCAAGAAAATGTCACCAATGCCAATATATATAACTGCCAGTGATTCCTTAATAAAGGGGGCTCTTGAATTTAATGATCAAACAGTAGGGGGTGATGATGTATATTCGATAAAGGCTCTGAAATCAATTAGGATAAATATAGAGTTTAATATTGATATGTTTGTGTTTAGGAAATATCAGTCTGGTGCTTTGGGATATGATGTAAGAGGTGTGAGGCTCCAGATTATGAAGATAAGTAATGAGATTGACAGTAATGGGGAAGCGGTGACTACGGAAACGGTGATAGGAAGTTTTGAACTTACGACAGAATCAGAAACGCCAGTGGAAAAGAAGGTTTCGGAATCGTACAATATAAGTCTTTTGCATAATGATAAAATAATAGTGAGAGCTATGTATGTCAATGAGAAAGAAGAGATTGTACCTGTATTGCCGGATTTGCCATACAAAGTCTCAACATCAAGTTATTTTAAAGCATCATGGAAAAATCGAATAAACCCTGTTGAGATGGATGTTATAAAGCCCGATACATTGCTGAACAGACTGCTTAAAAGTATTAATGGAGAGAAAGATGGTTTGACTGGAGTGATTGAGGGGACAGGAGATAGAAGGCTTGATAATTGTATGCTCTTGGCGGCTGAATCAGCCCGTAAGATTCCTGGAGCCAAAATATATACATCCTTCACCAAATTTGCAAACTGGATGAGTTATGTGTTTGGTTATGCTTACGACATATCCGGGAATACAGTAACTTTCCGGCATAGAAGCAAATACTTCTCGGATGATGTTGTCAAAAGGATAGATGATTTATCTGATTATGAGATGAAGGTTAATTCTGCATTGGTGTATTCTCGGATACGGATAGGCTTTGACAAACAGGATTACGACACGGCTAATGGAAAGGATGAGTTCCGTTTTACGAATGAATATACCACAGGCGTGACCATGACGGACAATAGCCTTGAAATGATATCTCCATACCGTGCGGACGCATACGGCATAGAGTTCCTTGCTGACAAGATAAGTGAAGATACTACAGACAACGAAAGTGACACTGATTTATTTATGGTAGGGGTGAAATCTGATTCATCTGGACTTAAGTATATATTGAACAGAGATTATCTTATGGGTGGCGTTCTCAGCCCTGACACAATGTTCAATGCCATGTTTTCCCCTTCTTCTATGGTTTTGGCCAATGAAGCATACATCGGCTCATCTGTTGAGATGCTTACTTTTGCGTCATCAGATGGTAATAGTGATGTGGGTATTGATGGAATGGGGGAAAGTAGGGATATAATTCTTTCAAAAAGGATGTTTACTGTGGCGGAGGTGGAATTTGAGACTTCGGATGTGGAACTCCCGGAAGATCTTACAGGAATTGTTGAACTGGAATACCAAGGCAAAGTTGTACAGGGATATTATCAGCAGGCTGATTACAATTTTACAAAATCACAAAGTTCAAAGGTAACTTTGATCGTGAAAAATTTTAATTCGTTATAAAGATTCAAATTTTAATTGTTATATTTGCAATGAAAGCTTGTGAAGTCACAAGTTACTAGAAACTTACGAAAAGACTATGATATCAATCGGAGATGTTTGTCCGTTATTCTTTAAACCGCTGAAATATAAATATTCAAATGCAGGATGTTTCAGACAAGTATTTTCTGTGTCAGACAACATCCTGCTGCAAATATTTTGTGATAACGGCGAAAAACCTTCAGCTTATTTGAATGATAAGATCGGCAATATTTCCTCCAAGATAACACTGCTTACTTATGATGTAAATGAAAGCATTAAGATGTATTATGCCTCATTATCTCCTTCGGAGGGGATATATACAGTAACTATAGGCGATAAAGAATGTGAGGAGTTCTGCGTGTGTGAGAATATAGGTGATTCTATTCTGATTGAATATTCCCATAAAGATAATAATTCTGCGTTTGATAATATATTCTGGATTGATGAGGTTCGGCAGATGTTCCAGTTCAGAATAATAGGAGGATTCAAGCCGGATGGGGTGGAGTTGAAAGTTGAAAACGAACAGTTTGTGAATCAGAAGCAGGAGATAATAGAAATGTATTCTCTCCCTTATAAAACATTTGATTTTGTTTTCGGGACAAGTTGTGGCGTTCCGTATTATATAGCGGAGTTTATAAATAAGGTACTTTGCCTTTCTCACGTCAGCATAAACGGTAATTTGTTTGTACGGGAAGGGGATTCTGTCCCGGAAAAGATTGATACAATAGGTAAGAAACAGATGTTTATATATAAAGTGACTTTACGCCCTAGACAAAATGATATCGCCGGGATCGGAGGCAAAACAGAGATTGCAACTTCATCTTCAGGAATCGCGTTTTTACTAACTAATCCAGAAGAGGACGATGTGTTGAAATATAAGAAGGCGAAAGCTGCTTTTGTTAATGAAAATTACGTGTAATCATGGCTAGAAATCGTCCTATAAAGATATTGTGGTACGGTTCGGAAACGGATGATGAAGGAAATCCGATTATACCGAAAATATCCCCGTCATTTGAAAAGCGACTGGAAGGGTTGAATGAGGGAGAGATATACATACATAATGATGATAATAATCCTTCTATTTACATAAGAACCAATAAAGACAGGGTTGTTGCCATATCGGGAGGTGCAAATATAAGTGAATTGGCTAAATATTTTTTGCGCAAAGACAAGGAGGACTCTACAAATTTTCTTTTATCATTACTGGGCGGAACTGTCATTAAGAAATATGCCAAGTTCGGTGATTTCGTTACCGGCGTATTAGGTGGATACATAGACGAAAAGGGCAATCTTGAAATGGAAAGCGGTGTATTTCGTAAGCGTTTGTTTGTTCCTGAAATAGCCTATAACCGTACAACCTATTTCAAAGGACGTATGGTAAACTCCCCCGGTGGTGGTTGTACCGTATTGTCATACGTGGATAACGGCGATGGAACCTACACCATCACTCCCGATCTGACGGACGCGGACGGATTGAGCCAGTTTGTTGATGATATCCTTACCACCTATTTTGTGACTAAAAATAGCGAAGGCAAGCTGAACGGCTTTGAAGAAATGAAATTCCGGGTGACTGCCGCAGATTATACAGCCAAGAAGTTTACTGTCATTCCCCGTCCGGGGCATTCTGACTGGAAACCTGCCGAGCAGATGGTATTGGCACAAACAGGTAACTTTACGGACCCGGAACGCCAGACTTATATACTTATTGATTCAGTCAACGGAAACAACTGTATTACATTTTTTGACAATGCCAACACTTGGGACCCGGAGCCGGCGCAGATGCCTGCGTGGTTCGGCAAAAAAAAGGGCATGACCGTTAACGGAATTGATTGCGAGAAATATTCAGCCGTGTTGCAACAGGTCTTATTGACTGGGCTTATCTTCCAGATAGATGAGATAACGGGAAACAAGGTTCGTGTACCCTTGGACAAGGGTGAATGGGTTGCAGGGAAGTACGCCTACTATGACCGGGTGTCACATAACGGGGCTTTGTGGTTGTGTGTTGATGATAACGGAACGACAACAGAACCGTCAGAAGGTAATCCGGCGTGGTTGAAACAAGTGGCGGAAGGAGCGGACGGAGCGACAGGTCCGCAAGGTGTTCCCGGAACGCCGGGAAAGGACGGTGTTACTTACTATACATGGATAAGATACGCCGACAACGCACAGGGCGGAGGTATCAGCAATAATCCTACAGGGAAAGCGTATATCGGATTCGCCTACAACAAGACGAGTGCGGTGGAGAGCAACACCCCTTCTGACTACACATGGAGTGAGATAAAGGGTGAGCAGGGTGTTCCCGGTGCACCCGGAGCTGACGGAAAAACTTATTACACATGGATAGCTTATTCGGATAACGCGGACGGTACGGGTATGTACCAGCAGCCGAACGACAACACCAAGTATATAGGCATAGCAGTCAATAAGGAGACCGTCACGGAGAGCAGCAACCCTTCCGACTACACATGGTCGCTGTTCAAAGGTAAGGACGGTGCTGACGGTTTGTCTGTAATAGGTGGCGGTCATTGGGAATCCTCCAAAACCCCGTACAAAGCCAACACAATGGTCACTCTTGCCAATTGTGTCTTTATATCCAAGGTGGAAACCTCCAATCCTCCCATCAGAATATTGCGTATCAAAGGTGGCAATTTCTTAAGAAAGAAGGACGGTGGTTATTATCTTGCCGGGAAACCTGCCGACTGGGAGGTTAACGAAGACTGGGATATGCTGCTTGACGGGCGTGAACTGAAAGGTGAGAGTATCACTTTCCTTGGTGAATTTGCCACGGCTCCTGCCAATCCGAAAAACGGTGATTCATACCGTAACACGACTGACCGTGCTACCTACATCTATCAGGACGGAAGATGGCAGCTTATGATATCGGACGGAAAAGACGGTAAGGGCTATGAGTATATATATACAAGAGGCAATATCATAGATAACACCCCTGAAAAGCCGGACAGTCAGCAGAAAGATGGTTATGTTCCGGAAGGCTGGACGGATAATTATCTTGGTACGGACGCAGACCATCAGGTTGAATGGGGTTGTACACGTTTTAAGGAAAATGGCGTATGGTCTGAGTTCAGTGATCCGGCTGTGGTGCATCGCTGGAGTAAGGACGGGGAGAATGCCATCATGGCGGACTTCGATAACGAGATGGTCAATGCAGCCCTTACTTCAGATGGAAAGGTCGTATCCTCACAGACTTGGAATACAACTGTCAGTATGTGGTATGGAACGGAAAAGCTCACCCTTGACAGCATCACCTGTACACCTGACACAAATCTTCTGTGTGCGACAGACAAGAATACGGGAGTGGTGACAATATCGGTATCTGCCGGAGCTACTCTTGCTGCGACAAACACGGTGAAGATCACAATCAGGGCTACAAAGAACGGGCAGCAGTATTCCCGTGATCTGTCATTCACTGTAGCCGGGGTCCGTGGAGGTGCGGACGGTTCAGATGCCGTGCTATACAGTATAATCGTTTCTGCCACTTCTGTAAGCAAGGACAAGAATGGGAACTACAGCGTGTCTTCCGTATCATGTTACAGGCAAAAGTCAGTGGGAGGCGTGATATCCACCACAACGGACGGTACATTGAAATACAGCATAGACGGTGGAACAGAAACTACCATAAACAACAATACAGCCATATCAAGCGGAAACTTTACGAAGACATTGAAGTTTATCTTTTACGTGAATGACCAGATAGTGGATATTGAAACTGTTCCCATGCTTTCTGACGGTAAGGATGGTGCTGACGGTGAGAGCATCACAGCCGCAGGTCATTGGGAGTCCGCCAACACTCCGTATGCGAAAAACAGTACAGTATCGTTTGCCGGAGGATCTTACTTAAGCAAGGTTCAAACATCCAATCCGCCACTTCCGCTTCTTCGTGTGAGAGGTGGACGTTATCTAAGGAAGAAGGATGGCGGTTACATACTTTCCGGGAAGAGATCGGACAAGGCTGTCAACTCCGACTGGCAGGAAATGACTTCCGGTGTCGAACCGTCCGCTTCGTACTGGCTTGACAGCCCGGTAAGCACAATAAACTTTACCAGTACGGGCACACCATCACCGTCAGCGTTTGTCGTTACCATGAAACAGAATGTAGGCGGTAATGTGAGCGATACGAACAGGTTCTATCTTGTCGCACGCAAATATAACGGAAGCTGGCTGGCTCATGTAGGTGCTATCCTAAGCAATCAGATATCCGTTCCAGCGACAGCCGGATACACCCAGTTTGCCGTCCGGGCTTATCAATCCGCATCGGACGCGAACGCATGGAATAATAATTTTATCGCTGAAAAAGGGGTGGGTGTTGCTAATGATGGTTCCATAGGAGCAACCGGAGCAACAGGGGCGTTTCCCCGTGACAAAGGTGTATTCACATCAGGACAGACTTATGTCTGGAATGCGGATTACCGGGATAAGGTCATATATCTGATAGGGGGAGTTTATTATAATTTCCTTGTAAAAAATTACGGCGCTTCCGTTACCGCTGCA